AAGGTCACAGACCTTGTAGGAACAGACGCTCTAGCGGACCTTTTGTATTCTGCAGTGACTAAGGCTATTTGAATTGACAGTCAGCTCACCTACTATCCACCGCCTGCATAATATAGGAGGTGGATACCATGGCACGAAGCCGGGGCGGTGGGCCCCGTCTAAAGTGGGGTCACGCCCTTTTAGGCGGCGCCTACTGCCTCCTGTAGAAGACTAATTTACTACGCCCCTTGTGAAAGGAGGGGCTAAAAAAGAAAGTACGCTTCTGGCTACTTCTCTTTTTTAGCTGAGACCTCCATCCATTCAAGGTAAACCTTAAACTTATGTGATCCCCTAAGATCTGATATCTCTTTTTTACCTAGTACCACCTCCCCAGATATGCCCCTAAGTAATATCTCATCATACTCCTCGTTACCCTCAGCTCCGATTATAAAGACCTTAGCTTTAGGCGTATAATTAACCTTTCTTTTTTTACTTTTGACTCTAGCAGAGTGTTCCACATTTGATTTAAATAAGACCTCTGCTTCTGGGTCAAACCCCGGGGGAGGGTCAGGTATCTCTGGAAAAAATATATTCTCGGTAGAGCTATCCGTATGTTTCTTCTGACTTATACTAGAGATAAAATCCGACATTACATTCCTCCTTGCATGGCTTGATTTCTCTGGTCTAGCTTCAACTGCTCCATACGCTGAATCACAACACTATACATAACATAGTCCTCTGCTTGTAAAGCAGATAGCTGACTTCTTCTTTGGCTTGGGTCCATCTCTAAGAATTGCGTAGCAACCTGATCCGCTTGGCCTATAACCGCTTGTTGGTCGTAGTTTAGTCCCGGAGGTCCTTGTTCACCTTGTGCAGCCATCTGTTTAGCCTGTTCAGAGAGTTGTTTCTGTAGTTTTTCCATCTCCGTCTGGATTTCTGCTTGGTTTCTAGCGTCAGCTATGACTTCACTTTTTATTTTAGCTTGCTCCTCAACGAGATCTATCCCGTGAGCCTCTGCTAAAGTGGTTTTGCTCACTAATTGCTGTTGAAATAACTGCTGTATTAGTTGCTTTTGTTGTATGTCATCCACCATTTTAAAATTACCTAATTCTAGATCTATCTCTGTCCAGCCCATAAAGATACTTACTTCTCTGCCTATCCATTTAAGGTACTTGTTTATTTGAAACACGGAGCTCTCTAATTGGTTCTCTAGCATCCTTAAGGTTACGCTAGACCCAGTAAAGCTTAGCCCTCCATAAACAAATTCTTTCGGAAACCCTAGACTCGCTATTATATTATTCTCGGCTCTCTCTATTTCTGAGTCCACCATAAGGGCTCTACCCTCGCCACCTACTTGTTGTACTCCAACTGCAATAGGACTCAGCATAATGTGATTTGGGTCTTTCCTCCAATCTTCAATGTTCTGTTTTAAGTCCTCCATAAATCCGGATATACTCATTGTAGTTATAGGATCGGCTGCTCCTGATGTAGCTTGTGGGCTCATTACACGCATTGGGATTATACGCTCTAGAGCTATCGCTTCATTAGCTTTTCTAAGCACCATAGTGTGATGATAGAGAGGTATGGCTGCACACAAAGGCGGGTATCCCCATCCTTTTTTAACACCCGCTGGGGCATCAAATTTCATATGAAAGATTTTACCGTGTTGGAATTTATAATGACTCTCGGAAGCAATAGCCTCTAAAAAACTTATGGGCGTAGTACCTATTACGTGCTTGTTGCCGCTCTTAACTTTAGATACTAGCTCTGTGGGTATCTGTAAGTAGTACTCATAGTCCGCAGTAAGCGGGTTGTAGGATAAGAAAATATCCTTTGGGTCCCATCTAATTATATTAACCCTAGTAGGGTCTATTACCTGCGTGTCCTTGTGCTCCATATTGCCTTTGTACTCGCAATCAGGGCACTTTGCTGAGAACTTAGTATCTTTGAGTTTAAACTTAAACTCAAGAACACTAATAGCAGTAGTAGAGTTACATTTAGGGCACTTTAAGTATCTCCTAAAGGGCAGGCTTATAGAACTAAAGGAATTTCCGTATATCTGTAGGTCTATACTGGCTTGTATCAGTATATTTTTTATCCCTATTTTTTCTTCTAGTAATTCCTTGTACTGAACTTTTAGAGGGCCGCTAGGACTATTATAATTGATTTCTGTTATGGGGTACTCAGCATATTTACGAACACCTGCAAAGATTTGGGCGGAGTTATAGTATAAATACTCAGTCCACTTAAAAAGCTGTTTTAAGTTCTTAGGGGCAAAGTCATGAGCCCAGAGCCTAGAGGGGTCCCCGTATGCCCCGCCTATATAATCTGTAGACCCTGTTTCATTTACTAAGCCTATGTTAGATGCTTCCATACTTCCCCTTTTCTGGTATAAGTAGGTATTATGCTTGAAGATAAATTATATATTAATACTAAAGGAATAATAAGCTTTTTTACATTAAGATCCTCTAGCTACGAAAACCTACGAAGAGTGTATGGGGCTAAGTACAACGCAGGTACTTGTTGTTGGATATTTCCTGCTATGCCCCCATTTTACGAGTGGGTGCTAGAAGATTTAAACACCATCTTAGGAGACGCCCTTACTTTAGACGTAGACGTAACTACTTATGTTTCTCGCATGAGTAATTTGGAAAGTAAAGCGGTAAGAGGCGATCTTAGAGGATTCTCCTCTAAGTATGCTCCTTACCAGCACCAGAAAATGGGCCTAGCCCGACTACTATACCACCCCCGTTGTGCAATCTTCTGGGACCCCGGTATGGGTAAAACTAAGCTTCTATGTGATCTGATACTCTACCTAAGAAGTCGTCAGCCAAAACTAAAGACCCTAATTTTAGGGCTAAGAGTTAATCTTACTACATGGGTTAATGAGATGGAGCTTCATTCAGATGGAAAAGAGAAGATAATCTCTTTAGCGGCACCTACCCCTAAAAAACGGGAAAAACTACTGCAAGAAGCCATCGATACTAATGCCGCTGGAGTAGTTTGTACGTACGAATCAGCGAGGGTAAGTTTAGATATCCTAGCCCGATACAAGTATACAATGATTGTGGCGGATGAGTGCCACAAAATGCAGACTTACAAGTCTAAACTTACCCTTGCCGCCTTGGAACTCTCAAACAGAGCCTCTTATAGGTACATACTAAGTGGTACTCCAACTAAGGGACGGCCTACAGATATCTGGGCTAGCTTAAGATTTCTAGGTAATTTTATGGTTCCTAAATACTGGGATTTTGATAAGAAATACGTAGCTAGGGCCCACTATAATAGACATATTATAACGGGGTATAAGAACTTAGACCAGCTAAACGAACTCATCTCTAACGTAGCGGATATAAAGACCTCAGAGGAGTGTTTGGACTTACCTGAGAGGACCTTCCAAGAAATCTACTGCACTCCGGGGCACACGCAAAAGAAAGTCTATAACTCTATAGTCGCGGATACAGAAGGTACCGTAACTGTTGCAAAAGAGCAGCTAGCAGTAGCTAACTTACTAACAAAACTAGGGAAACTATCACAAGTATGTTCTGGGTTTGTGTATAAATCACTTAAAGATCCTACACTTTGTGATAAATGCCCACACTTAAAAGACTGTGTACGAGACGAAGTACAACCGTACACATCTAGATGTCATGTAAAGACTAAAGACCCCGGAAATAAAGTAATACGACTAAAGGGAACAAACACTGTCTTAGAGAACTGCGTAGAACTCTGCGCCTCTCATGTGGAAAATAACAAAAAGGTTATAGTCTGGGCTAAACATAGAGAAATGCTAAATTCTTTATATCAAGAGTTATCAAAAGCCATAGGTCTAGACTCAGTACTACGATACGACTCTACTACGACAAATCCTGGCGAAGTAGAGAAACAATTTAATACTGACCCAGCTAAAAAAGTTATGGTAGCCCAGATAACTATGGGCATAGGCGTAACTTTTAAAGCCCCGATAATGATCTATACCGAACTAAGTTTTGGGCTATCTGACTGGTTACAAAGCCTAGATAGGAATTGGGGAATTAGAGCTAAAGGACTTGGGCCTGTACTAGTTCAAGTTTTACTGATAAAGAACAGCATATATGAACAAACATACAAGCTACTCAAACACAAAATAGACGTAGCTAGTATAATAAAAGATACACCAAACTGCACCTTGTGCGTTAATATACTAGACTGTCTCC